CGACAACCGTGGCAGCCTCCCGGCCGAGTACGAGCGGATCGCGGCCGACTGGTCGCCGATCGAGATGTTCTCCCCGTCGCTCGCGGCGGACGCGCTGTCGAAGGAGGTCGCGGCCGGAATGGTCCCGCCTACCTCGGATGTCGTGCTCAAGCGCGCCGGCTACTCGGCTGTCGATCGTCAGCGGCTCCAGCAGGACCGCGCGGTCGACGACGGGCGACAGCTCAAGCAGGCGCTGATCCAGAGCCTCGGCGTCGGCGGAAACGGTGCCCCGAGTGGCGACGCCAACCCTGAGTGACTCCCCCGCCGTCCAGCAGCAGTACCTCGCCCAACTGGCGCTGACTGCCGCGCTCGTCCAGGCGATCCACAACCTGTGGCCGATTGCCAACCCGCTGACGAACCCCGCGAAGTTCTCCCAAGCGCTCGGGCTGCTGGTCGGCCAACTCGGCCAGGTATCGGCCTCGATCGCGCAGGACTTCTATCTCGGTGCCCGTGCTGAGGCCGGCGTCTCCGGTGTGCCGGCGCTGCGTCTGGTCCCGCCAGTGCCGCAGTCCAAGATTGACGCCGGGATCGGCTGGGCGATGCGTCACCGTGAGGAGGCGCAGCGTACCGAGGCCGAGATCATGGCGCGCGTCGAGGCGGCCATGCAGAAAGCGTTGGCCGACATCGGCCGCGAGCAGATCGTGACCGCGGTCGAGGGTGACGAGTTCGCGATCGGCTACCGGCGAGTCCCGCGCCCTGGTGCCTGCTACTTCTGTCTCGTCCAGGCTCTCCGCAAGACGCATCGTGCCGGGCGCGCGGTCAACCGGATCCGGGCAGGTCGAGCCGGTGCCGACTTCGACCCGAACGTCGAGCACTACGGCGTCTACAAGTCGCGCGCCGCCGCCGGCCAGATCGCGCCGAACGCGCAGGGCGACACGAACCGCTTCCACAACAACTGTCACTGCGTCGTCGAGCCGATCTTCTTCCCGGTCAACACGCTGCCGGACTGGCTGCACAACATGGAGCGGCTCTACGCCGAGTCCACCGCCGACAGCAAGAGCGGACGGCGGCTCAACGACTTCCGGCGCGCGCTCGCAGCGCAGCGAAGCGGCGTGACACCGCCGACGCCGACCGCCCCGGTGATCGCCGCCTCCGCCTCCAACTCGGAGCGGATCGCGAAGTTGCTCGACCTGCTCCCCAAGGTCGCCTGAGTTCTCCCGGCTTGATGCCGGGGTCACCCAACAGCCCCAGGAGGGCCAGCATGTCCGAAGTCACTACCGCGCAGGCGCTCATCGCCTACCGGGACGAGTTGATCGCGGGCGGCGTCCCCGACCACGTCGTGGACCAGCTCGTCATCACCGCAGGACGCCGCGTGCTCGAGGACGGCCTCGCGTTCAAGGAGAAGGCCGATGCCTGAGCCGACTCCCGCCCCCGTCGTCGATCCGCAGCCGACCGGCACCACCCCGCAGGAGCCGTCCACGGCCGTGACGACTCCCGACCCGGCGCCGACGCCCACCGAGCCGCCCAAGAGCGACCCGTGGGCGAACCCGGACACCGCGAAGGCCGAGATCGAGCGGCTCCGTCGCGAGAACGCGAAGGACCGCACCAACGCCAAGGCGCAGGCCGCCGAGGAGGCACGCAAGGATCTCGCCCAGACCATCGGCAAGGCCCTCGGCATCGTCGAGGACGGCGCCGAGGCCGACCCGGCCAAGCTCACCGAGAGCCTGACCGCATCCCAGGCCGAAGCGAAGCAGGCGCGAGTCGAGCTCGCCATCTTCCGCAACGCCACAGCCGCAGGAGGCGACCCCGCCGCCTTGCTGGACTCCTCGAGCTTCTTGAAGTCGCTCGCCGCCATCGACCCTGCCGATTCTGCCGCCGTCACGGAGGCGATCAAGGCTGCCGTCGAGGCCAACCCGCGGCTTGGTGCCGCACCGGGCGAGCCGAAGGCTCCCGCGCCGAACCCTGCTCAGGGTGCGAGCGCTTCGGGGCCCGCCAGCGCTGCTCAACTCACCGAGGCCGAGATCAAGCGCCTCTATGCCGAGCGCAAGTACGGCGAGATCGAGAAGGCCAAGCAAGAAGGCCGTCTCAACGCCTACCTCGGCATCCAGTGACTCATTCCGAGAAAGGTAGGTAGCCAGCCATGGCTGTCGACAACTTCAAGCCCGAGGTCTGGAACGCAGGCCTCCTCTCCATCCTCGACAAGGCGCTCGTGTTCGGTTCCGTCGCGAACCGGAACTACGAGGGCGACATCAGCGAGTACGGCGACACGGTGCACATCACCGATGTCGACGACGTCACGATCGGCGACTACACGCCGAACACCGATCTCGCCGACCCTGAGGTGCTCACCACCAACGAGCAGCTCCTGGTGATCGACCAGGCCAAGTCGTTCCACTTCTACGTCGACGACGTCGACGCTCGCCAGGTCCGCAACGACGGCGCGCTCATGGACGAGGCCGGACGCCGCGCCGCCTTCGGCCTGCGCGACAAGGTGGATACCTTCCTGTCCGGGAAGGTCGCCCTCTCTGCCGGCAACCACCTCGGCGTGATCGACGGCTCGACCGTCACCAACGTCTACGACAAGCTCGTGGTCCCCGCCGGGGTCGCCCTCGACGAGGCCAACGTGCCCGAGGAGATGCGCTGGCTCATCATCTCCCCGGCCGCCTACGGGCTGCTCCAGCTCGACAGCCGCTTCATTGAGGCGGACAAGTCGGGCACTACGGCGCTGCACAACGGAGTCGTGGGCATGGCGGGCGGCTTCCGCATCCTGAAGTCGAACAACGCCTTCCAGGCCAACCGTGCCATCACGGCCAGCATCGCGGTCGCCACCACTGCGAAGACGCTGACCGGCCCCGTGGGCACCTTCTCGCAGGGCGACATCGGCCTGACCGTCACGGGCACCAACATCGCGGCGTCCACCACGATCGCGTCGGTCAACGCCGACGGCTCGGTCGCCACGATGGACAAGGCCGGTTCTGCGGCGGCGTCGCAGACCGACACCGTGATCTCCGGTGGCGGTCAGCTCGCCTACGCGGGGTCGACGATCGCCACCACCTACGCCGACCAGATCCTCAAGACCGTCGCCTACAGCCCCGAGAAGCGGTTCGGCGACGCCGTGAAGGGCCTGCACGTGTACGGCGCCAAGGTGATCCGGCCCGAGGCGCTGGTCGTCGCCAGCGTCAAGGTCTCCTGACCCAGAAGTAGCGAGAGGAGGGCGCCACCATGCCGAACCCGGCTGTAGTCGCCGACGTCACCGACAGGTGGCGCCCCCTCTCGGCTCAGGAGACGACCAACGCGCAGACGTTCCTGGACGACGCCTGGCGCATGCTCAAGCGTCAACTAGCTGCCCAGGGTGTCGACATCGAAGCCCTGATGGTCGATGACGCCGACCTGACCGCCGAGGTGATCCGGGTTGAGGCGACCGCCGTCCTGCGGGTCATGAAGAACCCGGACGCCATGCGTCAGGAGTCGATCGACGACTACTCATACACCCGCGACGAGGCGGTTTCGTCCGGGCTGCTCTACTTCACTGACGACGAGATCGGCGCGCTCGTCCCCGGCATGTCCAGTGGCCGCCGAGCGTTCTCAATCGACCTGCTCGGCGACTACGAGAGTCGCTTCCTGTGAGCCGGGAGAGCGTCATCGCGCGGGCACGTCAGGCCACCGTTGACCTGGGCGACTTCCCATCCAAGGTCACCATCCGCCGCAAGACCGGCAATATGACGACCGACTCCCGCGGCCTCCAGGTCCCCGAGTGGGCGACGGTCTACACCGACATCCCGTGCCGCATCGCTGGCATGGCGCGCAGCCAGTCACCTTCTCGCACGCTCGACATCGGCGGCGTGCAGGTGCAGGTCTCGGTCCGTACCGCGCATCTGCCGCACGACACGACGGATCTGCGTGACGGCGACCTACTGGACGTGACAGGCGAGTCGGCGGGCGTCTACCAGATCGTCGAGTCCGATCCTGCCGATCAGCAGACCGCCCGCCGTGTGCCGGTGATCGCTGCCCAGCGCCCCGAGGAGTGGTCATGAGTGCCGAGTTCGATCGCTTGCGGACGGAACGTGACGCTGCTGTCAGGGCCGCCGGCGAGGTCGCCCAGGCGAACCTTGCGAGCTCGTACACCGGGCGCTTGAAGCACATCTCCGAAGTCGCCGCCGCCATGCACCGCGAGACCGAGCTCCGCAACGCCACCTGGGAGCCGCACGACTGGTCGGACTTCGACTGATGCGCGTCAGCGTCAAGCACGAGGGCTTGCGCGACCTGGAGCGCGATCTTGCCGAGGGTCCGGTGACGGTCGCCAGCGAGACGCCCGGGATCATCCACCGCAACATCACCGAGGGCAACAGGATCGCCCAGGGGTTCGCCCGGGAGAAGTCCGGCCCGCACGGCAAGGACTACTACAAGCGTCTGACCGCCGAGATGACCGGGCCGACGACGGGCGAGTACGGACCTGAGGGCATTCCGAAGACAAACTTCGTCGGCGCTGGCTGGCGACACGGCGTCAACACCGACCTGCCGCGCTCGGCCGACCTGATCGGCCCGAAGCTCGACAGCGACGTGCGCGACCTGCTCGACGAGATCTTCTGGCCTGGCGGTGAGAAGTGAGCGAGCAGGACGTCTGGGACGCCATCGCCGCCCTGCTCAAGGCGACGCCGCTCGGTCAGGACGTGTACGACACCGACATGGTGCCGGGCTCTACGACCGGCATCCCCGGCACGCTCCCCGAGACGTTCGTCGTACTTGCCGTGACCCGTCGATTCGTTCCGCCGAGCCGGTCCGGTGACGTCACCACCTACGGCTACCGCGTCGCGGTGAATCAGGTCGCCCGCAACAAGGCGAGCGCTCGCATCGTCGGCGAGTGGGTGCGCTTGGCCTTCGAGGGCGCGCTCTACTCCGGCGTTCTCATCACCGTCGGCGGCGTCGAGCTCGGCCCGATCGCTCTCGAGTTGTCTGAGGACCCCGCCAAGGACTCCGACGACCGCTGGTCCGGCTCGTCCGTCTGGACGCTCTGACCTCTTCTCATCCCTGCAATACCGAGCCCGCAAGGGAGATCCCGTCATGCCCGAATACGTGCGCGTCCGCGACAACGGAACCAAGCACGAGTACAGCGTCGTCGCCTCTGCGGTCGACCCCGCCGCCCAGACGGTCCTCAAGGAGGACGCGGTCGACGAGATCGG